TACAAGCCTTACATTTTGATGTGGAATATAAATCCCGTCTAACGGTACTTTATCTTCAAATCTAAATAATTGGTTTAATGAAATAATATGTAATGATGTGGTTGGTGAGATTAATTGTAACAAATCTCTATCGGATGTAAGTACTATTTTTTCTTCTTCAATTGCTTTTTCACAATAGTAGGATATACAGTCATCAGCTTCACAAAACTTAAAGGTTGCTTGTCTAACATATAATTCCTCTAAGTACTCTTGTGTTCGTAGTTTTTGTTTAGAGTAGGATTCTATATCTTCTATACTCCTACTTTTTTTCTTCCTATTTAATTTATATTCAGGATATAATTTTTTTCTTGGCTCTGTATTATTTTCACCATCCCAAAAAACTACTATCTTAGTTATTAGATATTCATCTATTAATTTTCTCAATGTATTTAGAAAATGGTATAGGCCACCTATGTGGTCTTCACCATTATACATATTTTTTATACCATGAAATCCTGTATTTAGTAAGGAATTACCATCTACTATTAGTGTTCTTGTCACAGAATGAGTTTATTGGGTTAAACATTTTTTTACTTTACTACTTCTACTAACTCTATTTCAAAATTTAAATCTTCTCCAGCTAATGGGTGGTTCATATCTAAATTTATGGATTCCTCATCTATTTTAATGATTTGTCCTTGTACTGGTCTTCCTTGATTGTCTTTACCTTGTACGAAACCTTTTAGTTGAAAGTCCATTCCTTCTGGGAATTCATTTTTCTGTACAACTATAACTGCTTCTGTAATGTATTCACCGTAAGCTTCTTTGGCTGGTATATCTACTGTTGTTTTAGTACCCTCGCTTAAGTCTTTTACAGAGTCGTTAAATCCTTTTAGTAAGTTACCGTCATCTATAGCAAATTCTATTGGTTCTCTAGTTCTAGAATTATCAAATTCTGTGCCGTCTTTAAGTTTACCGATATAATGTACTTTTACTTTATCTCCTGTTTTTAATTTAGTCATTTTCTTTTTCTATTTTTAAGTCGAAATCACCACCTACGCCTAATTGCTCAGACCAAAATGTAGCGTTTTCTTGTTTATAATTATCTATTGATTTCTTTTCTTCACTAGCTTCTCTACCAGCTATAAAACCATGTGGTGTAATAAGTATTTTGCCGTCTTCATAACCTAATCCATTAACATGATTTTTCATAATTGTTATTTTAGTTCTGGTAGCGAACTTCACTTTTCTTTTTTCTTTCACCGCTGAAATATTTGTGGTTCCCGCATTTTTTTGGTTACCAAATCTAAAGACCAATGTAGAGTTTAACCATAGTGATTCACCTCCTTTAGCTTTAATTTTTGGTTGTCCAAATGGGTTGTCAGGTAATTCTACCCATGGTTGGTTTACAACTACTAATGTATTAGTGTATTTGGAGTCTTGTCTTCTCGATTTCCCGATTCGTTGATTTAATCCCATACCAATTTTGTCCGCTAGTGTAGCTGCATTATGCATTTTACCACCTTTACCGTCAAAAGTCATTTTACAAGGCACAGAACCAACTGAATCCCATAAGAATAATAAATCATATTCTAACTCTCCTTTATCTTGTGCATCAAGTAAAGTATTAATATAATCAGTAATTTCTTCAATATACTGAAAATCATTATTAAATAAGAAAAAACCATCCCAGTCTACTTCACCGGTAGTTTTATCTACAACTTCCTCACAATCAAAACCTAAAAGTTTAGCGTGTTCAAACCCCCATTTTTGTTCAGTAATAATTAATACGGGAAGTACTCCTTTTTTTTGAGCGTCTACCGCTGCTTTAATTAATGCTGTTGTTTTACCTGTATCGGAATGACCTAAAAACATTTGTAAATGNCCCATNGCTGGTCCTGGTAATCCNGTAGCATCAAGAAAGGCTTTACCTAAATCAAAAAATCTTTCTTGTTTAAATTTAGCCTTTTTTGAAAACTTATTTTTCAAATCTGCAAATGTCCTTTTTTTCAATGCCATAGTATTCTAATTAAAATGGTAGGTCTTCGTCCTGTGGGTCGTTTGCTTGTGGGTCTTTTTGTTCACCAATAGTAGTGGTGGTAGTTTCTTTCTTACCACTATTCGGGTCATCATAAACATATTTCTTTAGTTCAGAATCCCAAACTGGGTCTAACCCTTTAGAAATTGCTTCTAGATACTCTACCGGTTTTTGTGAATAAACATCTTTCCAAGTTCTTTCGTCTTCAGTCCACTCTTTGGTTTTGGTTTCATCTTCGGATAATTTTCCTGGGTCTTCATACATGACAGAAGAAACTGTAGTGTATTCTCCTCTTCCACCTGGTAATGGTACTGTTTGAAGGATTAGAATTAAGTCTCTTCCTTCGTTAATGTCAGTTACATCTCCTTTATTTCTCCAGATTGGAATTATTTTGTCAATTGGTCCGTCTCCTTTCCAGTTATGTTTAAATCTCCAAAATTTTACTCCGTCTTCTTCATTATCTCTATCAATAACTTTTACAATATAAAATTTTTGTGAACGATAAGAACGTGCTAATTCTTTAGATTGTGCATCCCCAGCTAACCTTAAAGCTTCTTCTACTTCATTTAAAGGACTTCTTTCTCCTGTTGGTTTTCCTGCGGAATCTTTACCTGGGTCATAAATTTTCATCCACCTACCTTGTACTTGTGTGTTGTGAAAAAACACTTCTTTAAAAGGTGAACTACCATCTTGTGTTGGTACGATTCTAATTCTTTTTTCTCCTGATTTTGTTCCTTTTGGTAACATGATAGAAAGATATTGTTTCATTCTTTCTTCTGATGTCATTTGTGGTTTTGTGGAACCACCACTTTGTTTGTTTTTTTCGTATTGTGCTAATACAGCGTCTAAACTATTACTCATAAATTTTTTTTTTAATCATTAATTAATTAATATCTATGTAAATATATGAATATTGTGGGGGGATGTCAAACGAAGTTTAAATTAATTTTATTATTCTTCTTCGTCATTAAAACTTTTTTGAATATCGGAGTCACTGTAATTCTCCGCTTCATCTTTGGTTAAAATGTATTGTTTTTTTCCTGTTTTGTCAAAAACTTCTTCTTTATCTGTAAAGAAGTCACTTAATGTTTTGTGGTAAGGACCACTATCATGTTTTCTTAATCCTATTTTTTCTTCTGGGGTTCTTGGTCTATACTCTTCTATCTTCTTTTCTAAGCTACTAATTTTATCAACCATATCATCCATGGAAACTAAATGAGTTTCTAGGTCGGATAACTTAGTCATTAAATCGTCTAAGCTTTGGGTGTTTTTAGAAAGAATATCTTTTTGGTCCGATAACTCAGTATTTACTTCGTCTTGTTTACTTACTAGGTCGGTAACGTCTAATTCTGTAGTGTCTTCTGCTTCATCTGTTATTTCAGAATCTATTTCGGTATCTATTCCTCCTTCTAACTCTCCTTCTAACTCTCCTTCTAATTCTTCCTCACCACCTTCTATTTCTTCTTCACCTCCTTCTAATTCTTCTTCACCTCCTTCTATTTCTTCAGCTGCAGCATTAGGGTCTAATTCTTGTTCACCTAATTCCTTCGCTCTATTTAATAATCTTTCAACATGACTACCCATGCCTAAATTACCAACACCACCAATCATTTGTTCATCCAAATTGTCAGTATTGTGTTTAATTTGTTTAAATCTATTTAATTCTTCTATTAACTTTTTTTCTAATTCTTTAGCCATTTAATAATTGTTTTACTTGTCCTGAAGGTGACTCTACTTTTATCTTTCTATTTATTCTAACACTATTATCTACTCTTTCTATTAAACCGTCTCTACTTCTAATAGTATAACATTCACCAGTATCTAAATCACATACTTGTTCACCGTCAGCATTAGAACCATTTTCTACTATATTATCTGTTTTTTTTCCTAAAAAATTACCTAATTTTTGTTTTAAATTTTCTGAAATCATAAGTCTGTTTCTATATAAATATCATTAAAACTAATAAGAGTCAAGAATTTAAGATGTAATAACTTAACAAGCTATTATTGCCCGTTTACTTCTTTATTGATGCCCGGAATAAAAGCTGCTGGATTTAAATAATGTTCCACCACCTTACCATTTTTCATAACTCCTCTAATTAACTCCACATGTAGGTGTATTTCTTTAGAAAGTCCACTATTTCCCATTATACCAATACTCTTACCTTTAGGGCCGCATTCGGATTTTTTAATGGCGTTATCCTTACTATAATTTATATTTCTTAAATATGCATA